GTCCGACGGCGCTGCTGGCCGACCAGTTTGAGGTCGACGGCTCCCCGTTGCCCAACGTGGCCGAAGCGTTGTCGGCGCTTGACGTGCAAGAGGGCGGGGACCATTACAAGAAGCTTGGCGCCTATCAGCCGTGGGAAGTGTTGCGTCGCTGGCTTACGCCCGAAGAATTCCGCGGCTACATGAAGGGCACGGCCATTGTCTATTTGGCCCGGGAACAAG